CGGCATCGAGTGCAAGGCTGGGAAGAACAAACCCACACCACTGCAACAGAAGAACTTAGACAGCATTGCCGAAACGGGCGGCGTAGCGCTCGTTATCAACGAGGAGAACATCGAGGATGCGAGGAAGATTGATTCGTGAGGCCGCAGATGAAGTCAGAAATGTTAGCGCATTTGGTAGCACGTCATCTGGAACCAACACTCAGCTGAGTTGAAAGTTACACGGCCTCTGGGGGAAATTATAAAAGGAGAGGAGTGAGCGCAATGGAGTTTTTTACAGTTTTAGTGTTTTCTTATGTTGTGGATGGGGAACCGATCGATTTGCCCCTAGTCACCGCATCTGAATGGGAATGCAGTGACGCATTGAAAGCAGCAGTGCCGCTGTCTGACGTGTTAAAAGCTGACATGTTTTGCCGTGTTAGCGACATCCCATCGAGTAGCATTAGGCCAAAGCTACGACCAGAAAAGGAGGAGTGAATGACCAAAGAGTTGCCCAAGGCTCAACAGGCTGAGTTGCGGTTTCTCAACCAACAAGTCGACTTTTGGATGGAGGCGCAACACAAGACGGACGCATCGCCATCTGCGAAGCAACGGTATTGGTACGCAAGGGAAGACCTACGCAAGTTTGTAGAGAACAGACGCAAGGAGGGATACAACATATGAAGTTAGAGGGCGAATATATAGACCTCAAAATGCGGTGCGAGATGGCACTGCGAATGACACCGAAGTGGTCACCATACCGGCTGCTTTGGAAGTTTGGGATTTGGTATGCGGAGAGGAAGATCAATGGATTACGGCGATGACCCACGACTGACCAACGTGTCAGCAGAAGTTAAGCGGCTAGAGCGTGAAGTGTCCGACGCAGAGTGGGACGACGACCCACGTGTGGGGGCACTGGCGAGAGAACTTCGGCACTACAAAGAACTGCAAGAACAGGGCGTAGTGTACGAACCGAAATTTTGAGGTGACCAATGAGCGATGAAGAAGCGCGGGTATGGGCCTACCTGCTAAAGAATCGGCAGGCCACAGCCATAGATGTGGCGCTGAACTGTGACATAGCCGTGGAGGAAGCCGAAAACTACATCGCGCGCATATCGTCACCCAACTGGAGAGAGGAGGTTAGTGTGGACACTAACAAAACACACAGTGCGTTGGACAGCCAAGTCGGCGGCGCGCACTATAAGGACATGGCCGTGCAGCCTTGGCAAGCACTGGAGGCGTGGCTGACACCCGAGGAATACCGCGGCTACCACAAAGGCGTGGCTATTGCATACCTCGCACGGGAGCAGAGCAAAGGCGGTATGCAGGACATTGAGAAGGCCGTGCACCACCTGCAGCGCCTGATCGAAATGCAAGGAGAAGACAGTGCAGACAATACCGAAACAAGTGCACCCGATACTGCGGGACTTCATTAAGGAGCTGCCTGCTAGCTGGGAAGTGGTGAAGAAACGCAATCATTACTTCCTACTGCACCGTGGGTGCCGGGTGGCGTGCGTAGCGAATAACGCGTCTACGCAGGACGAATATCAGGCTAAGAAAAGCCTACACACAATAAGACGCTACATGAGGAACGTGTGAACATGCACAAATACCCGTCGCATAAACACCGACCAAGAAGACAGCCGTGGACTAAGGAGCAGAGCATCCGCCACGCACAAATAACGTCGGAGCGGCAGCGTAAGAAGCAGGAAGTAACCCTGCCAAAAGCACCATGGATGAAGGAGAGAGAACATGGACCTGATAACGGTCGACTTTGAGACCTATTACGACAAGGACTACTCCCTGTCTAAGATGACAACAGAAGAATACATACGCGACTCACGCTTCGAGGTGATCGGCGTTGCAGTGAAGGTGAACAGCAATGAGACAGAATGGGCGAGCGGGACGAAGGAACAAATCGCTGCGTACCTCGATACGTTTGACTGGGCTAACAGTATGGTACTTGCCCACAATACTATGTTTGACGGGGCTATTCTTTCTTGGCAGTTTGATATTCATCCTCGCGCTCTTGCTGATACTATGCACCTTGCCCGTGCTCTACACGGGGTCGAATCTAGCGCAAGCCTCAAGAAAGTGGCTGAACGATACGGCGTCGGAGTTAAAGGCACGGAAGTTGTCCGTGCGCTTGGGAAGAGACGACTAGATTTCACTGACAATGACCTGTCACTGTATGGTGACTACTGCATCAACGACGTCGACCTGACGTACAAGCTGTTCAGCATCATGGCCAAGAAGTTCCCGATGAAGGAACTCAAGCTGATTGACCTGACACTGCGGATGTTCACTGAACCCACACTGGACCTAGACCTCGGACTGCTTGAGATGCACCTAGAGAACGTCAAGGACCGCAAAGATCAGCTGATGATCGACGCAGGCATCACCGACAAGAAAGACCTGATGTCCAACCCTAAGTTCGCAGAGATGTTGAAGTCGCTCGGCGTGGAGCCGCCAGTGAAGACAAGTCCTACCACGGGCAAGGAGACGTTCGCCTTCGCCAAGAACGACGAAGAGTTTAAGGCGTTATTGGAGCACGAGGACGACAGGGTGCAGGCCCTAGTTGCTGCACGGCTTGGGACAAAATCCACGCTTGAGGAAACACGCACTCAGAGGTTTATAGATATATCGAAACGTGGACTTCTCCCGGTACCCGTTAGATACTACGCCGCGCACACTGGTCGGTGGGGTGGGGATGACAAGATCAACCTGCAAAACCTGCCGAGCCGAGGCCCCAACGGGAAGGCACTGAAGAAGGCGATCATCGCACCCGAGGGCCACACCATCGTCGAGGCTGACTCGGCACAGATCGAAGCCCGTGTGCTTGCATGGTTGGCTGAACAGGAAGACCTTGTTAGTGCGTTCACTAACAGAGAAGACGTCTACAAGAAGATGGCGTCGAGCATCTACGGTGTGCCAGTGGACGAGGTGACCAAGGACCAGCGGTTCGTGGGCAAGACCACAATTCTCGGCGCAGGCTACGGCATGGGCGCACTCAAGTTCCAAGCACAGCTTAAGTCGTTTGGGTTTGACATGGAGTTGGACGAGGCACGGCGGGTCATCAACATTTACCGTGACACCAACTGGCACATCAGTCAGCTATGGCGCAGCGCACAGAACATGCTGCGTTACATGGCACAGGGTGATCGGCTCGACTTTGGTAGAGCAGGTGTGTTGACCGTAGACCCCGTGAAGAAGGCGGTTATGCTGCCATCTGGACTGCCGATGTTCTATCACGATCTGTTCGCACAAGAGGAAGAAAAGGGTCCTCAGTATTACTACAAGGTCCGAGCAGGTACGAAGAAGATATACGGCGGGAAGGTCGTAGAGAACGTTTGCCAAGCCATAGCGCGCTGCATCATTGGTGACCAGATGTTACGCATTGCAAAAAGATACAAAGTGGTGTTAACTGTTCACGACTCGATTGTATGCTGTGTACCCGACGCCGAAGTCGCCGAGGCAGTAGAATTTGTCGAGGAATCAATGCGGTGGACACCGAGCTGGGCCGAGGGATTACCCGTCGACTGTGAAGCAGGCACCGCAAAAAGCTATGGAGAATGTGAGTGAGCAAACCCGTCACCGCCGCGCCTTGGTCTTACAGTAAACTCAAGTCTTTCGAGACGTGCCCTAAGCAGTTCTACCATGTGACTGTGTTGAAGGAGCATCCGTTCGAGGAGACCGAGGCGATACGGTACGGGTCAGAGTTTCACAAAGCCGCCGAGGATTTCATCGGCAAGCAGGTGCCACTGCCTGCCAAGTTTTCGTTTGCGCAGAAGATGTTGGACAACCTCAACGCCAAGCGTGGTGTTAAGTTAACCGAACGCAAGATGGGGTTAACCGAAAACCTAGAACCCTGCACGTTCTTCGACAAAGACGTTTGGTTCCGTGGCATCGCCGACCTTATAATCGTGGACACACTGGGCGACATGGCGTGGGTGATCGACTACAAGACGGGTAAGTCGTCAAAGTATGCTGACAAAGGGCAGCTAGAGTTGATGGCTCTGACGGTGTTCGCGCACTTCCCCGACATCAGTAAAATCCGTGCAGGGTTGCTGTTCGTCGTCGCAAACGACCTAATCAAGGACAAGTACACCACCTTCGACAAAGAAGAGTTGTGGAAGAAATGGCTCTCAAAACATGGTACAATGAAGAAAGCCTTTGACTTGAATGTATGGAACCCGAAGCCGAGCGGTCTGTGCAGACGTCATTGTCCTGTAACTGAGTGTCCACACAACGGAGCAAACTAATGCCATACAAGAACAAACCACGCCCTTACAAAAAGGAATACGCACAGCAGAAAGCACGAGGCGAACATGCAGATCGCATGGAGCGACAGCGCGCTCGACGTAAGATGGACAGCACCAGTGTAGACGCAAACAAGAACGGTAAGGCGGACAAGCGTGAGGGCAAAGACATCGCGCACAAGAAGCCGTTATCACGCGGTGGTACAAACAAAGATGGCTACCGTGTACAAAGCCGCAGCAAGAACCGTGCTGCTGGTGGGGCCTTGAGCAAAGGCAAGAAACGTTAGTGCAACACTAACACGCGGGAAACCGCTGCGAGGAGACAAATGAAGACGATCAACGACAAGGCGTTGCTTCTTAAGCTACGCAATCCAAACCGCATCCTTCAAACCATCCCAAAGAGCAAGGCGACTGGCCCACACGAGGTGGCAGTTAGCTGGGGTGTAGACGAGGTACACACCCTGCGTAGTATGGGTGTGAAGGCACCATCGCCGATTACAAAGCGATACACATGGTCTGGGCGCTTCAAGCCCATGGACCACCAGAAGACCACAGCTGAGTTCCTCACCCTGCACCGCAAGGCGTTCTGCTTCAACGAGCAGGGCACGGGCAAAACCGCCTCGGCTATCTGGGCAGCGGACTTCCTTATGCAGCAGCGCAAGGTGCGACGCGCGCTAGTTATCTGCCCCCTATCCATTATGGATGCGGCGTGGCGCGCTGACCTGTTCGACGTAGCGATGCACCGCACGGTGGACGTAGCCCACGGCTCTGCTGACAAGCGCAAGAAGATCATCAACGGCGGTGCAGATTTTATCATCATAAACTTCGATGGCGTAGAGATCGTCGAGGAGGAGATACGCAACGGTGGCTTCGACCTTATCATCGTGGACGAAGCGACAGCCTATAAGAACGCACAGAGTAAACGTTGGAAGTGCTTGAACCGGTTGGTGACTGAGGACACATGGCTCTGGATGATGACGGGTACACCCGCTGCACAGTCGCCCCTCGATGCGTATGGTATCGCCAAGCTAGTGAACCCGACGGGTGTGCCACGGTTCTTCGGTTCATTCCGCGACCAAGTGATGCGTAAGATTACGCAGTTCAAGTGGATACCAAAAGAGAGCGCCACCAACACCGTGTATAACGCGCTGCAGCCTGCCATCAGGTTCACCAAAGACGAGTGCCTCGACCTGCCCGACATGACCTACGTGAAGCGTGAAGTCGAGATGACACGTCAACAGAAGAAATACTACGAGCTGCTCAAGAACCGCCTCGTCATGGAAGCAGCAGGCGAGGAAGTCACGGCAGCGAACGCAGCCATCGCCATGAACAAGCTACTGCAGATCAGTGCAGGCGCGGTCTATACCGACGACGGAGACACGTTAGAGTTCGATATCAAGAACCGCTACAACGTGCTGAAAGAAGTTATCGACGAGAGCAGCCAGAAGGTGTTGGTGTTTGTCCCGTTCAAGCACACGATCGACATCTTGACGGAGAAGCTGCGCAAGGACGGACTGACCGCCGAAGTGATTCGCGGAGACGTGTCCGCATCGAAGCGCACGGAGATATTCAAACGCTTCCAAGAACAGCCCAACCCCAAGATATTGGTGATCCAGCCCCAATCGGCAGCACATGGTGTGACTTTAACGGCAGCGAACACTGTTGTATGGTGGGGGCCGACTTCCTCTCTGGAGACATACGCTCAAGCCAATGCGCGCGTGCATCGGTCGGGCCAACGTCACCCCTGTACAGTGATCCAACTACAAGGTTCTGCTGTAGAAAAACATGTGTACGCATTACTTAACAACAGAATTAACGTACACTCACAAATTATCGACTTATACAAACAAATACTTGACTAGGGTATTGTTTGATAGTAGATGTAAGGTCTAACCAAAGGAGAATGTTATGAGCAATGAAAACATTCCTGTTGAAAAACTGACCCGTACGTACATCAAAATACGAGACAAACGTGCGGAGCTGTCGGCCAAGTTCAAAGAAGAAGACGACGCGCTAAAAGATCAGCAGGACAGGATTAAACGCGCGCTGCTTGACCACTGCAATGAACACAACGTCGAAAGTGTTCGCACTACAGAAGGGTTGTTCTACCGCACGGTCAAGAAGCGTTATTGGACTAGCGACTGGGAATCCATGCACAAGTTTATTCTTGAGCACGAGGTGCCTGAGTTTCTGGATAAACGTCTGAACCAGACAAACGTAAAGCAGTTCCTCGAAGAAAACCCCGACCTACTACCTCCGGGGCTTAACGTGGATTCTGAGTACGCAATATCAGTGAGGAAGAAATGACTGAGGAAAAAAGCCCGTTCGTAACCATTGAGAACCTAGCACAATATTTTCATGTGTCGGTCTCAACAATCCGTGCGTGGGTGCGTCAGGGGCACATCCCCGAGAACACCTACATCGGTCTTGGTAATACGTATCGGTTCAACCGAGATGCCGTAGCAGCTGCCCTAACGGACATGCGCAAGGCGATAGAGTCACCACAGGAGCAAGCAGCAGTGTCCGCAGAAGGCGCCGTTGGTTCTGTGTTGGTAGCGTCAGATGACGCGGAAGAAGAGCAGCTAGAATTTGATTTCGACGCTGACGAAGATGTGTAAGGAGAACACAAAATGAGTGATTTAGAACTCTTCAAGGGCAATAGCCTTGTTAGCAGCGATCTGTTCAAGTCGTTGCAGTCCACTGCCGATAACTTGGCAGGTGGTGCAGGTGGCGGCGGTATGCGCCGTATCAGCTTCCGTGGTGGACGCTTCCGTGAGTTGGTTGGCGGTGAACAAGTCAACGTGAACAGCAGCGGTTCGCTGAACGTCGTGATCTTGGACGCAGCCAAGGTGTCTCGTTCCTACTACGCAGGGACATACGACCCAGAGAACCCCACACCGCCTACATGCTGGTCCGCTGACACACAGACCCCTGCACCTGATGTACCCGCGGAGCAACGCCAAGCATCTCGTTGTGGTGACTGCCCCATGAACGTCCGTGGTTCGGGCCAAGGGGACACACGCGCTTGCCGTTACGCACAGCGTATCGCCGTAGCGATCGAGGGCCAGTACGACAAAGTGTATCAAGCACAGCTGTCGGCTATCTCTGTGTTCGGCAAAGCCGTGGATGGTAAGATGCCAATGCAGGCGTACGCAAACTATCTGAACGCACACAAGGCACCGCCCTCTGCTGTCGTGACCGAGATGTACTTCGACGAAAACAGCGACGTACCGAAGCTGTTCTTCAAGGCGGCACGTCCGTTGGAAGAAAGCGAGTTGAAAGAAGTCATCGAACTGCGGGAGCACCCCGACGTGCAGAAAGCTATCACCATGTCTGTGTCGCAGTCGGATGGTGCGCAGAAGTCTGCACCTGCGCCGAAGAAATCCAACAACGTGTTGGAGAAAGCAGCACCCGTCGAGGCGGATGATGCACCTGTGGAAGAACCCAAGAAGGTCAACAAAAAAGAAGAGGTAAAAGCCTCAGACGACGACCTTGGTGATCTCGTCGATGCGTGGGACGACGACGAGTAATTTGGGTGCCGTGGCTGTAACAGGCCACGGCTTTTCTTTCATGGGCAAGAGCAATGCAAATAAAAAGATTTCTACAAAGCGTAGTGGCCCACGAAGGTTGGTACTGCGTATTTGCGGCCAACAAGACAGGGCAGCGCAAACAAAAATTCTACGACAGCATCGACCACGTTATTGACGCGGCGCATGACTTCGACGCGAACGGCTATGATGCGTACTTTGCACTGGCTACTTTCGGCGAAGCGGGATCACGTAAACAGGAGGCCGCAATCCGTATGCGGTCCTTCTTCATGGACCTCGACTGTGGGCCGAGCAAAGAATTTCCAGATCAGCTTACAGCGATCAAAGAACTGCGCAAATTCTGTAAGACGTTAAAGCTACCAAGACCGATCATGGTAAGCTCTGGGCGCGGTGTGCATGTGTACTGGCCGCTAACCAAGGACGTGACGATAGGCGAGTGGGAGCCTGTAGCAGGGCGCCTGAAGGCGCTGTGTGCGAAGCACGGGTTTGCTGCCGACCCCGCTGTGACCGCGGACATAGCGCGTGTTCTACGTGTGCCCGGTACCCATAACCACAAAGACACCCCACCTAAAGAAGTTAAGGTATTGAACACCGAAGCCATTGAGGCTGTCGACTTCGACGCGTTCTCTGAGCTGCTCGGTGCTGACCCGATACCAGTTCCCAAGAAGTTTACGCCGATGGGTGGGAGCAGTGCAGTGCTCGACGCACTGATGGGGAACCGCGAGAATTACTTCAAAGACATCATGGTGAAGACTGGGAAGGGCAAGGGCTGTGCGCAGCTGGCCTACATCTACAAGAACCAGTCAACAATGTCGGAGCCGATGTGGCGCGCGGGGCTGTCGATTGCGAAGCATTGCGTCGACGCAGACAAAGCAGCTGTGCGAATATCGGAAGGGCACCCTGACTTCACACCAGACGAGATGTACAACAAGATGGACCGCATCAAGGGTCCGTACTTGTGCAGCACGTTCGACGAATACAATCCCGATGTGTGTATCCATTGCCCCCTGTGGGGCAAGATCAAGTCGCCTATCTCTCTCGGCGCGCGCACTAAAGAAGCATCAGAAGAAGATAACGTAATCGAACTGCCTGCGGCAACGTCTGATGCAGAGCCAGAAACGTACGTTATCCCGTCCTATCCGCGACCCTATTTCCGTGGAGCCAACGGCGGCGTGTATATCAAAACCGAGAACGCCGATGGAGAAGTCGAGGACAAGTGCATATATCATAATGACTTGTACATTGTTCGGCGTGTTACTGATGGCGAACAAGACCTGTTGGTGTTCCGTCTGCACCTGCCAAGAGACGGGGTAAGAGAGTTCACTGTCCCGCAGATTTCAGTGACATCGAAGGAAGAGTTTAGGAAAGCCATCGCGTCCAAAGGTGTCACTGCATGGGGTAATACCGTGGAGGCATTGATGACGTATAGTATCAAGTGGATCGAAGAATTGCAGTATCAAGGCGCAGCAGACATCGCTCACGTTCAGTTCGGGTGGTCGGACGACGAGGGCACCTCATTTATTCTCGGTGATCGGGAGATATTCCCTGACCGTATTGACTTTAACCCTGCATCGTCGGCAACGGCGTTTGCCTTCCCGTTCTTTACGCCGAGGGGCACGTTAGAGGGTTGGAAAGAGAATGCGGAGTTCTTCAACAAGAAGGGCATGGAGCTGTATCAGCTTGTGGTATGCGCCGGTTTCGGCAGTGTGTTGATGCGGACATCTTTCTTGTATGGCTGTCTTCTGCACATGCACAGTAAAGATTCTGGTCTGGGCAAGACCACTGCGATGAACATGGCCCTGACACCATGGGGCGACCCAGAAGAACTTATCCTGAAAGAGCGAGACTCGCTTAACTCGCGCATGAACCGCGCCGAGGTCTACAAGAACCTGCCCTTCTGCACCGACGAGATTACAAACACACCGCCAAAGCTAGCGTCTGACACAGCCTACGGCATTACCGAAGGATCGCAGCGTAACCGTATGTCTGGTGGGTCAAACGTGGAACGCGTACGCGGTGGGGCATGGCGGTTCCTTGCACTGTCCACAGGTCAGATGAGCCTAATCGAGAAGATTTCGCTGTACAAAAATACGCCGAAAGCGGAGGCCCTACGGGTGCTGGAAGCGCGCGTCGATAAGTTCTTCGATGGCACTGGCGACAAGAAGATGACAGACGAGTTCTCGCACCGCGCCAAGAAGCACTACGGGCACGCAGGTGTGATTTTTGTGCAGTATTACATGAACAACAAAGAGGCCATCCAAGCTATCGAGGACAAGGTGCGCGCTCGTGTGGACGAGACATGTAAACTGACGCCCTCTGATCGTTTCTGGTCGGAGTACATCACGAAATCGCTGACTGCAGGGATCGTGGCTAACAAGATCGGCCTACTGAATTACGACATGAAGGCGGTGTTCAACTTCGCTGTACAACTTATCAAGTACAACCAGACTGTCGTGCAGGACATGTCGGCGTCGTCGAGCCAGATACTTGCGGACTTCTTCGCCGAGCACAACGGCAACATTCTGTCGATCAAGAGCACAAGCGATCTGCGTGGCACGACGCAAGACGGTATCGAGTCTCTGGTTATCCCTGAGATGAACCCACGCACCAAGTTGGTTGCGCGGTACGAGACAGACACCAAGAAGGCGTTCATTCTGGTCAAGCCGTTCAAGCGTTGGTGCATCGAGCAGCAGATCGACTACACCGCCTGCATCGGTGATCTTGTTAAGGATAAGGGCGCAGTGAAGCGCAAGATGCGTATCACCAAGGGCACGAACCTCAACCTACCAGCGGCTGATGTTATCGAGGTTAACTTTGAAATGGAGCACGGGGGCGCAGATGAAAGCAATACCGAAGACTGATGACCTGCACCCAGATGGTGTTCGCATTATCGTGAAGTGGGACGAGATGGTGGTCGGTGCGTCGGCATTTATCCCCTGCATCAACACAGAAGAAGCCAAGAAACAAATAGCTAAAATAGCTAAAACGAAGGGGTGGGACGTGCAAACCCACCCACGCATCGAAGACGGACGATTTGGGGTACGAATGTGGAGAGTTTTATGATAACTTACGAGCAGACATGTTTTTGCTCATACATGTTCTCCTCTCCCTGTGTCTGCCCCCGCCTAGCGCGGGGGCTTTTTTCTTAGAAGAGCTGCCACCCCTGATCCCACTCGTTCATACTACGAGCTAACTCGTTGCGCATACTAGGGCTGAGAGTTACGCCGTTATACATAGTGGCTGAAGTCTCCATGTGCTGGCGTATTGAGCGGCGGAATGACTCCGGTGTGATCGCAGCGGACGGATGCCGACGGTTAAAGTCTCCGATTCTCCGCATCATACGTTGTGATTCGTCGTAATCGCCCATCCGCGTCGCCACATAGTATTTACGCAGTAGAAGCGTGCGCTGTGCACTTACCGCACGGTCGATGCCTTTGGTCTGCTGCGTCATCTCCTGTGTCCGAGTATATTCGGCGGGGGCAAACCCAATGAATTTCGCAGCCAGCTGCCCAAACGACAGATCGTCCATGATGGGGTCGCCACGGCGGGTTAGGATGCCTTCGTCCCGCGGGAACCGGAACGCCGCTTGGTACGCATTACGTACCCCGCCCGGTAGCATAGCTTCAACACCGCGCTCGATTTCGCCGTTTATTATATCTTTGTACCCACGATTGTAGCTGGAGATTACGCTCCACGCGGGACCACCGAGGTAGTGGAACACGTCTTCTTCGAGTGACGCATCGTGGTTAAACCGGTTAGCCTGCAGTAGCAGCCCTGATAGACCAATACGGCTGGACAAATCCACATCAAGCAGTGCGGTCAGCGGGCCTTTGTAGAAACCTTCGCCGATTGCTTTGCGTACCCGCGTTTCCGCGCTGTCTTCTTCTTCGTCGAAGAACAGTAGGTTCATCAGCTGCATGAGTTCCCGTGCGAGCGGCATACCTACCACACCGGCGAGCAAGAACGACATACCCATAACCCCAGAGAACTGACGTAGCGCTTGGTTGCGCGCGTCCTTGTCCCCAGCGAAGTGTGCTTCTACACCGTCCCGCACGGTCTTGAACATGGAGTAGTACATCTGGACGCCGTACGTCTTGTACATCATCGCAACGCGCCCGATACCCTGCTGGCTAAGCCGTGGGGCTGTCTCAAGCACCGAACCACCGTTTGTCTGCTGCGTGTCGTACAGCGCCTGCTCCGCGGCTTTCTGCTGCCGCTCTGCGGTAGACAGGTTAGGTTCCGCCTTCTTTAGGCGCTCTAGTTCAAGCTGATACGCGGTGAGCGCAGTGACCTGACGGTTAAAGACTTCGACATTGTGGAACATAAACGCCGAAGCTGCCGACACAGTATCAACGACGCTCCGCTCACGACCCGAGCTATCTATGCCGAGGTTGTCTGCAAACAACGAACGGTTTAACTGTCCCCGCGCGGCCATCATCTCCATCAGCGGTTTGATTTCGTTCAAACGAGTTTTCATGTCCGCGTCTAGGTCGAGGTCATCTCGGATAACGTAGTCGCCGTTAGCATCCAACTCAAAGTAGTTGTCAATGCTGGGGGTCGCGTTAACCTTGATGTTCTTCTCTTTGCCATATGGCGCGACCATGTCGCTCTTGCGGCTGAACCCACTGCTGGTGATAAGTTTGGACGCATCTTTGATCGCGCGGCCCGTATCTACATAACCATACTTACCGCCAAGCATGGGGTACACGAACAGCGGCAGCTGCGAGAGGTTGACCAGCGCGGACGACGCGTTGAACCCGATAGTGAAGACGAACGCTGCACGGTTAGCCGCTTGTGCGATACTATCTTTTGGTGGGTTACGTGCAAAGTCTGCACGGGCTTGCAACTCGTCTAGGAGGTATTTGTTTTCCTCAGTTATGTTGTCTTTGTTGTCCAGCACGAGCTGGTCTTGCAGATCGCGGATTTTGGCGCTGTAACGCAGCCGTTCAACTTGCCGACCAAGGTCGAAGGCTTTAGTTTTAAGCGCGTGGATCGCATCTTCTTGGTAACCCTTCGTACCTTTCCGGCGCTGCAGTGATTTAGCGAACGACGTCTCCGGCAGTGCCTCCACAAACAGACGCATGATTTCGGCTTGGACTTTATCGTCCACCTTGTTCGCACGTAGTGTTTGCAGCGTCTGGCCGACGAACGACGACGGCGGTGCCTTAGAGAAATTGGCGTTACTCAGGTTAACAAACTTCTCCACGTCCTTGACCGATTCGTCTGCTTTTAGGTCTGCCATTGCGCGGTCACGCTCTGCCAGCGTCTCAAACGCTTCAACATAGTATTCGCCATCCGCCGCAGTGTAGGACAGCCAGTAGTCGCCAGAACGTGTCAGCGGGAAATAGGGTTCGATGGTGCCAGTCTCGAACAGACGTGCGTACACTTCGTTCTTCAACTTCTTACGGGCTTCTTCATCGGTGATGGTCTCGTCGATCTTGCCGTAGATCACATCGCGCATTCTCTCGTACTGTTTCTTGTACGTGTCACGCATCTGCGCGTAGACTTTCTGCCCCTCTGCACCAAGCTGCCGCCAGTTTGCACGCATCGCGTCGTAGGCTGCTAGCTTTTTGGGGTCAGGGTCACCTGCTCGCTTCGCCGTACCTTCGCCGTACTGCGCCTTATGCGCATCTACTGCGGCGTCCCGCTCTGCCTTTGTGGTGTAGGTTTTAACAGTGAGTTTATCTGTGCCGGGCGTGTTAAATGTTGCACGATAACGATCATACGCACTGCGTGGTTTCGACGGATCGACCTGTTCGATGGTGCTGGTGTACACCACCTTGTTCAGTGTATCGACGCGGTCCTTGTTGGCCTTGGCCCAGTTAGCGACAGACTTCAGGACGCCCTCAACTTCTTGGTCCGATGTGTTGATCGCGCCGCGTTGCTCCTCCATTAGCTTGTGCAATTTCATTGCACCGGTCACACCATTCCGTTGCGCGACGTCAGCCACCGCCTGTGATGGTAAGAACCCAACAAGAGCACGCTTTGCCTTGTCTTTGCCACTACCGCGGAGGAACTCCATTGTTTGGTCAGAGAACTTCTGTGCGAACTCTTTGGTAACAGGTTTTGCAGATTTCTGCATATTCCCAAGCATCTCCGATAGCTGCTTACCAGCTGCACGAGGCGACATCATAAAGAACTCCCCACCGCCGATGTTGCTTGGTGCAGGTGCAAGGATGTTGTCGATGATGCCTGTGGTTTGCTCCAACGCCGATTCCACCGGCTTAGTAGGTTTGCCGATAAGCGTACGCAGGAAGTTGGAGATCACGGCTTTGATCTTAGCAAAAGGAGTTAACGGGTCACCATTGACCTTTAGCCCTGCCAACATGCGTTGGAACTCAGAGTTCGAGAACGCTTCCGCCACAAACTCGTCGAGGTTTGTGTAGCCATACGCCGTGGGCATGTGCTCGCGGGTTTCGTCGAAGATTTTCTGCAGCTTGCGGGTTAGCGGGTGGCCTTTGTTTGTGAGCGCAAAAGCCGTGGCGGCGTGGGTCATCTCGTGCAGAAGCACGTGCGTGTTAAGACCACCATCTTCGGCCAGCGAGATCGTGTTTTCCGCGGCGGTGAACCGCCCGAGCACGCCGGGAGCAATCGACTTAGCGACTTTGATCTGCGTATTCCCTGCGACCTTGGCCAATTTCTCTGCCACAGCACGGACGTCAGGATCAGACGTGTTCGCCGCAAGCGCCCGCAGTGCGCCCGGCAGATCGCCACCACGCAGCATAGCTTTTACTACATTTGGTAGCGGCGCGTTCTCAGGCTGCGCAGCCATATTGAACATACCACCTTTATACAGCATCGACTGCAGCATTGGGTCGCTATCGTCGATACCGAGTTTCTCCATCAAGTCAGTCAGCGCCTGCATGTCGGCACTGTCGTTCATATCAAACCCGTCTTTCAGAAGCGTCTCAATCTCTTTCCGCTTGGCAACAAGATCGGTGGACTCAAACGCCGCAATGTTAACATTCATCTGCTTGGCATCGCGCAAGGCGGTCTGCATCCAACGCTTGGTATCTGCCGACATGTTCTCAGCCGCCCAGTCTAGGGTAGCTTGTGCCGCATTCTTACCGCGTGCGGGAAGATACGCCTTGGTGTCTGGACCAAAGAACGCGATCTCCGGCGCAGTCATGTCTTCCGCTTTACGGAAGTTGGGTGTCGCAGACACGACGTCGTCAATGGCATCCTGCAGGCCAAGGATCGGGTCTTCGTACGCACCGAGGTATTTCTTTACTGCACCAATCGTCGGCTTTAGTTCTTTGCTGGACTTTGTGTTGAGAACTTTAAGTACTGCCTCTTTGTCCGCCACAGTCATGGGGTCTACAGGGGCTTCAATCTTGAGTGCCTTCACAAACCGCTTATGGTCGGCATTGGTATTCGCATCGTAGGCGTCCAGTAGTTTGGCCTCGATAGATGCCTTGGTCTCACCGGTACGGGTAGCGGCTTTCTTCTGGACCGGTTTCGGTGCCAGCGCCTCAGTGCGCTTCTTGCCCACTTCAAGCACAGGCATAGTAGGACGCCGTGTGCCTTTGGCTTCCGCAGCTTTGCGCTCCACGGCTTCAGGGGCGGTAAACTCCTTAAACCGGCGTTGTGACTCTAACTGACGTGCGCGTTTAGCTTCGTCAGAGAACTGTGCTTTGTACGCAGGTCTTTCTGTTAGAGGGATATAACCTTCTTGGCCTGGCATGAGTGATTCGTCGTACGGTGCTGCTTCTAGTGGAGCGAGCTGTTTGCTTGCTGCATCTCTAATATTGTCAGGGCGTTGCAGACCGCCTCCCAGTCCTCTTCCCCGAGGTGCTGCAGTTCCTCCGGTACCTCCAGCTGGACGTACGGTCCGTCCGCCTTGGCCCACGCCTCGTCCACCACCCGTAGCGCCTTCTCCAGCTCTTCTTGTGTCAGGTGCTGTAACGGCATCTTGTGTCCCCTCTACTTGGGTTGGCTGCGCACGGCGAACTCCCCGCGGGGTAAACAAGTCAGGCTGTGCTTCAGGTACGCCTTCGAGCGCTCGGCTAATACCAAGCTGAGCGCGTTGTGGGGTACGAGGCTTGTTAGCAAACGAAGTAAGTATTTGGCGGGCCGTAGGATCATCAATGTCCTTTCCACGTAGCCGCTGCCGGATTGGCGACTTAGGAGAAATACCCATCTCGTCTAGCATTGCATCGGTTATACGCTGCGGTTCTGGTGCCGCTTCCTGCGGCATACCTTCTCGCACCGGTGCCTGCTGCACGCGGCGGCGAATACCGGGCATACCCAGCTGTTCTGGCTCCCGCGCCGTGCGCTCTGGGATACGTGCTTCCATTTCAGCCAGCTGTGTAGCTTCTGGCGGTGCAGTGATTGGTTCTGCGCGTACAGGTTCTTGTACAGGACGCTCGGCACGTTGGACGTTTACCGCACGTTGGATGGATTGCACCTCTGCGGGTGTGGCCTTGGCGCGGTCACCCCTAAACCCTTGTTCAGCAAGCGCTGCCTCGTACGCACTGCGGACAGTGTTGTAGTTACGGCTCGGCGTTTTCTCGATTACGTCTTGCAGTATCGCCGTGCGGTTACGCTCGGTCGTCTGCATCCGTTGGGTTTCTTGCTGCCCTGCGATCGTTTCTAGGTCGGACTCCGCGCGTACCGCTTGGGCCTGCGCCTGCTGCGCTGCGTCTTCGGCTTCGATGGCAGCGAGTTGGTCCGCGATGTCGGCTTCTTCCTGCGCGGCGCGTTGGCGTTCGTCCGCCATGTCCACAAGATCACGCTCTCGAACCGTAATGTCTCTCGGTTCTGCCGCTTCCGGCACGTCCATAAACTGGTCAGGGCGACGTAGTTCTTCTGGCCCAAGGCGACGGCGCTCTTGTTCCTGTTGCAGAGCAAACAAGTCAGGTTGTTCAAACGCAGCTTCGTCACCACGCCCTGCGGCACGGAGTGCCTCACGCTCACGGGCAGCGGCCTGTGCACGTTGTTCTTCTTCTGGAATCGTTGCCTGCTCTAGCTCGCGAATCATATCGCGCTGCTCAGGTTCTGCAGGGGCGGGACGGCCCATTTCTGCTAGCGCAGCGCGTGCTCTATCCCGCTCGGCCTTTGTACGTTCAAGGAACGGATCGCCTTCTGTCTCAAACCCGGCGATGGGCTGTTCCATCATACGGGCGCGTTCGGCGTCGGCTTCTCGGGCACGACGCTCTAATCCTGCAGCGCGTTGGCCTTCTTCTGTAAATAAGTTTAACTGACGTTCGTCCGGGCGCTCAGGGGCCATGCCCAAGTCTTCTTCGGGGAACATTTCCCGCTGTTCGCCCATAACCCGCACAGGCGCTCGACCAAGATCGACGTCTTCGCCAAACAACTCACCCTGCGTGGGTTCAGCTTCGGTACCGGCACCTGCACCGCGTGCGCGACGTCCAAGGAACGTATCGACAAGAAGCTGTAGCGCACCGCCAGCTACACCACCAATAGCACCGGCTTCACCGGCACCCTCAAGGATGGCTTGTTCGGCGTTATACCCACGCTCGTTGAGGTTCTGCAGGATGTTGGCTGCGGCTTCTTGGGCCGCTTCTTCCCCACCAGTGCGGGCGGCACGGGCTATACGCCCACCAATAGTCTGCACGGCTTCTTCGCCGAGGTCGCCAACAAGGCGGCTAGCAATAGGTCCAAGTGCACGGCCAAGAGGCAGTGCTTCTGTCGAACCAATTAAGGCACCGCGTAGGGCCGCGCGGTTGCGTTCTTCCTCGGTAGCACCAAACTCACGTGCGCGCTCACTTGCTTCCCCAGCCCCCGCACCAACGCCGACGGTACCCGCACCAAGCAAACCTGCGATACCCGCACCAGTAGCCCCAAGTCCGGCAGCTGCACCGCCGTATGCAGTGGCGGCACCTACACCAAGTGCACCGGCGATAGAGCCAAACGCCTGCCCGACTTTATAGGTTAGGTCCCCTTCATCCCCCATGCTTGGGGTTAGCGCCCCTGCAATACGCTGAATACGCTCACGGGCCGCGAGTTCTTTCTCTTCATCCAGTAGGGTAGCCGCCCCAAGCGCTGCGGTTTCGCCAAGGCCCACGACGCCGGAAGCAAAACCCCCCGCGATATCACCAAGGAACCCAGACTCTTCGCCCGGCTGGGCGTCTAGCACCTGCTGGTTCATCTCCGCGCGAGATTGTTCTCTGGCGGCGGCACGCTCTGCGCGGTCACTCGCAAAACGCTCCATCGTGATCTGGCGGTTAGCCAGACGCACTAAGTCTTGTCTGGAAGTGTCCTCTGGTGCGTTTACTGTAACCGTGCGGCCATCTTTGAACGTGAGCGTATGTACCGCCATCTAGTTACTCCGTCTGCAAGTCTGCTAGGTCTTCCGTGGCATACCCACCGCCGCCGATATTTGTAAACTCGACAACACCCATCATAAGCTGCTGCTGCAGGTCTTTAGCGGAAATCCCACCTTCAGCAACGGCGCCATCCATCATAGCCCCTGCAGTTAGAAGCGCCTCGTTACGGGCTTGATTGATTTGTGCTTGGATACGGTTGCGTTCTTCCTCGTTGCGGGCGCTAGATAGCTGCATCTGCATCACGTCAATCCCACTGTTTGCGAGCGCCCCTTCATAGAACCTACGTTCCATGTCGTTGAGGTTGTTTAGCGCAGTCATAGCTGCTGAGAAGCGACGGGTCGCGTTTGTCTCCGCGTTAGTAGCTTGGTCCACTGCGAGCTTAGCCCGGTCAATCTCAGCTTGGTCCCGCCGCCACGCCTGCAGGTTGTCTTCTTTGTACGCATCGAGTTGCAATTTTGCGCGATCCATAACGGCGCGTAGATCGGCATTACGCATCGACGCCATGGCTGACATCTGCGCCCGAGCTGTCGCCGCGGTCTGTTCGTACATAGCCTGCCCTAGTCGCAAGCCCCCAGCAGCGAGCGTCGTATCTAACTCCATACCTTTCATAGCAAGATCATGGATTTCTTTAAGTTGCTCGTTTTGCCGCTGCTGTTGTCTTTGCCGCAGATTAAACGACGCAGCGCCCGCGCTGGCCATAGTCGAGCCAAAGTTTGTGGTGTTTGCTGCGCCAAGCAGGAAAGCCTTGAGTTGCTCGCGACGGTTACGTGTCGGGTCGTTTTGAGATTCGTACAGATCGCGACGTTCTGCCTCCATCTCGTCGAAGCGAGCAGTTTTTTCTGCGCGTCCTGTATACGCATCGGCAATACCAAAGCCCCGCTGCATGGCAGCTTCTGCTCCACCCAGACCACCGCCGACACTAGGTTGCGCGGGAATACCCGCTGCGGTCGCAGCCGCGGCGATACCTTGGGCGCTTTCTGGTGTGGTCGATTCTGGTGCAGGTCCACCCCGCAGGCCATCATCAGGTCCAGCAGTGGGAGTAGCGGGGGCAGTATCTTCCGCCAACGCCGCAATCCCAGCGCGCTCACCACGGGGGCCAAGCCGCTGCGTCGGACCCATACCAAACCCGCTCATATCAGGTTCCGGCTCCATACGCATCGGGGCGATCTGTGGGCGTGTCTCTGCCAATACGTCGAGTGTGCTCGTCTCAGAACCAACAGGGATGTTACCTTGGACCCCCGGCATACGTGCTGACGACGCACGGCCTACAGGGATAGTGTAATCACGTTCTGGGCGCTCCGGCGGCTGCTGCGCGCGGATTTGCCTAATCAGGATTTGTTTCTGCCCTTCGTTCAGGTCGGTGCGGCGGCGGATACGGTTAATCTGATCCTGCAGGGTTTGGTCACCACCTAGCCCGGCCATACCCCCGACGCTACCACCCGGCTGGAAAGCTACAATGCCCCCACCGGCCATTTTCGGCATTGGTTGCCCTTGTGGTGCGGGCTGCGGAGCGGCAGGACGTTGATTAGACAACGCGCCTAGTCCCTGCTGTGCAACCTGCTGTATGTTCTTTTGCTGTTGTGCCTGCCGCTGGTCCATGATGCCTTTGGTCTGCTGCATCATTTCTTGCTTTGTCATGTTCAGTAGCTCAGCTTCGCGCTGCTGCTTGATGGTCTGCGGCGTCTGCTGCATCTTCATCTGCATGTCGCGAGCGGCGGCTTCCTTCTCAGACTTTAGTTTTTGCAATGCGAGTAGGTCCACCAGCTGTTGGTTTTGCTGGTAACGCTGCATGAGCTGCTGCGGATTACTGCGGTACGCGTCTACTTTGCGCTGGATTTCTTGGTCGATGCCGGTTGCCATGACGTACCCCCTAATCAGCTCTTGCCAGTGATGATATCAAGCAGCTCAGTGATACCACCAGCGCCGGACAGGACCGACGAAAGCTGACTTGGCTGCATATACGAATAAGATTGCGCAGCGATCGGAAGCCCTTGGAGCAACGATTGCATGTACTGCACCTGCTTATACGGGAAGTCCCGTTCTTCTTCAAATTGCTGGCGATCCGCCTCAATGCCTGCCTGTTCAATATTGCGGGCCGTAGCTCCGAGGTCTGCCTGTTTTTGCAGGGCGGCTAGCCCGTATTGGTTGGCCGCAGTCTGCGCCTCTAACCCACGCCCTTGCTCAGTATTAAACTGCTGCATCGCCTTGTCGTATGCTGTGGCGTAACCTGTACCGGTAATCCCCGACAGGTTCTGTAGTAGGTTGCGGTTTAGCTCTGATTCCATAATTGCTTGGCGAGAGCCACCATATGCACCGGCCTGAGTCAGTCGCGAAGCGTCTTGCACGCGTTGGATTTCGGCTTGGCGGCGTGCCTCTGCAATCTGCGGGTCCAGCGCAGCCTGCAGGTAGGGGTTCATATACTGCTGCGCAGCCTCCGCCGTGAACGTTTGTGGGGTGAACGCCCCCATTTGGTCCGTGGGGACCGTCAAGCCGCCAATGCCTTGGAACGCCGCCGATTCTGCGGCGGAGGGGCCAGCGGTAAGCGGACCCATATAGGCTTGGTATGGCTGATCTGCCATAGCCCAACCCCGTCCGAGCATATCGGTAACATATGGCCCCGCCCAGCTGGACAGAGAAGATTCGGTCCCAGTCCGCGCCCCTGCGAGTGGGTCTGTTGGCGTGTTAACTGTTGTGGTTTCGTCGGCCATGATTCACCTCACGTCGGCATAAAGGCTGCAGGGTTAATTTGCTTGCCTTGTTGGGTTGTGCCGGTACGCTCTTTTCGCACACGGTCCATCATACTGTATAGCTGGTTTGCACCTGCTTCGGAATTGCCGTTGCCGAGGTGGCTCACGACGTCTGCAGGGATCACAAACTCACCATCGCTGAGTGCAGCGGGTTGCTTCCCGTCAATCTGCGCCGGAACCTGATCGGCCATACCATCAGTCGGCCCACCAAGATAGTACCCTTTGCCGGGTAGGGCGGCGATACCTCCCGCGGCATATTTTGGTTGGAACCCGGCAAGTCCCTCTATCGGGCGCGGCACCGGAGCGTCCTCGATAACCCGTGCGGGAGCGCGCGACATGACGGGAGCCATACGATTCTGGGGTTGCACGGGTGGGGGCGGTGCAGGGGGGCGCATTTGCTGCGCTGGGTTTGCCGCGTTGAGTGCTGCAAGTCCTTGTGCTTGTTCTTCTAGTGCAGGCATCACACTAGCCCCGCCTTGTGGGGTGTAACGTTGGCTGGAGAAGTACCGCTGCCCCCCACTACCGGGCCGACGGTTAGGGTCATACGTGTTTGCTACCTCGGCACGTTCGGCAGTGTATCGTGGGATGCTGCCTTGATACCCCGTCTGCGGTGCGCTGCCTTCTGCAAAACCGGAGTTACTCATAAGATAACTACCAGCGAGAGTAGCCACGCCGCCCCAGTCAATATTATCAGTGGCCCCGGAAACCCAGTCCGTAAGATCGCTAAGCCAGCCCATGATTAGTCTCCTATAATACGTAACAACTTATCAGTTATGTCATCTACTTGTCCACCTTTCGCATAGGGACTAGGGAACATCCCTGCCTGCTGGGGCGTAGCAAATATATCCGAAAAGTCGTAAAAGTAGTTAATCCGCATCGGATCAGGTGTTCTAACGTCAACCCGTTGTCCGTACAGGTCTTCTTGTCCCAGCAAGTAATCACTTAACGCACGACGCTGTGCCGCATCGGCTTCAGTCTGTATCTGCGTCTGCAGCTGCGTTGCAAGCTGGGTTTGGTTTTCGATCTGCTGCTGCGTAGCCTGCTCAATCTGCTGCTGGGTTTGTTGTTCTGCCGCGAGCTGCGCCGCTAGATTTTGCTCTTGCTGTGCGTAGATACCCGTCGCCGGGCCGAACGCAGAAGTCGGAGCGAATGTAACATCCTGCCCAGCTATCGCCTGCTGCAACAAAGCGTAGTCGGTTTGGTCGATGATACCGTCGCCTGTTACATCGTATTGCTGTTGTGCACGCGATAGTTCGTTTACTACCTCTTGCTGTGCGATCAAGTCCGCAACAAAGTCGACGTCTACCTGCGTCACGTCTCGTGCAGGTTTGCCGATGAGGTTAGAGATATAGTCTATGTCTGCGCTGGTTGTGGCTTTGAACCCAGCAAGCTGCCCCTCTACCCCGGTGATCTGCTCACCTACGGTGGTCAGAATAGACTGTTCAGTTTCGCCAATTTGCGCCAAGAGGTCTGCACGGGTGGTGCCAAGATCGGCTGCGACGTCGTCGACTGCCTGCGAGAGTGCTTGATCCCGCGCAATGCCCGCAGCTTCATACTGCGCAGCTTGCTCCGCTAGGGTAGTAGCTACATCGGTCAGCCCCCGCGTAAACTCATCTCTCGCAGTGGAAATCTGGTCGAGGATAGATGCTTCCGTCTCCCCGATCTGGGCCAACAAGCCCTCTTCAGTCGTGCCAAGCTGCGTGGACAGCTCCCCAAGGGCGGTCTGCAGGGCATCATCCCGTGCAATCCCAGCATCCTCTAGCTCCTGCACGCGGTCGAGCAGTGTGGCCTCGACGCCGCTAACCTGTTCCTGCAACCCGCTCTCAATGTCGGCTAGCTGTGTCAGCAGGGTGTCTTCGGTTTTGCCGATCTGGGTTAGCAGGTCTTCGCGCGTGGTACCTAGATCGCCGGATACTTCGTCGATGGCCGTCTGCAGCGCCGTATCCCGGTCAATACCGGCATCCTCTAGCTCCTGCACGCGGTCGAGCAATCCAGCTTCGACGTCGCCGATCTGGGTTTCAAGGTCGCCGATCTGAGTAAGTAGCGATTCCTCAGTCTCACCGATCTGGGCTAGCATCTCCTCGCGAGTAGTGCCGAGGTTACCAGCTACCTCGTCGATAGCGGTCTGCAGTGCCGTGTCCCGATCAACACCTGCATCCTCTAGCTCCTGCACTCGTTCAAGTACCGACGTTTGGACGTCAGTGATCTGGCCAGTTAGGCTTGCTTCAAGCGCCGAGATGTCGGCAGCGAGCGTCTCTTGCGTAGCGCCGATCTGCTCCAGTAGGCTTTCTTCAGTGGTGCCCAAGGACGTAGCTACGTCAGCTATCGCTTGGTCTAGGGCGTCGTCTCTAGCTACGCCAGCATCTTCTAGCTCCTGCACTCGTTCAAGTACCGACGTTTGGACGTCAGTGATCTGGCCAGTTAGGCTTGCTTCAAGCGCCGAGATGTCGGCAGCGAGCGTCTCT